AATTTGATTGTAATCTATTTTATTTTTCAAATTTCACTAGAGCAGTACACTCCCCTCCCTGAGATATTTTAAAATCATAATCTCGTTTCATGCCTTCTTCCAACATTCTATTTACTACTTCTTCACCTTTATCATTCAATATATAATCATGACACAAAAACCAGAACTTGTCAAGTGTTTTTTCAAATATATTTTCACAATCTTCAAATTTCAACCATCCATCAACAAATACAAAATCAAATCCAGATATATCATTATCCCAAAACTCCATGCTTTCTGTGTTAGGATATCTTATAATTCTATCAAAACCTTCATGAACAATAAACCTGTCTCTATTTTTGTCTACGGTATGTATATCGCAATCACTACCAAGAGCCATCGCATATGTAGATTTACCAACTAAGGTTCCAATCTCTAATATCTTTTTTGGTTTATATTCCAAACACGTTTCATATAAAAAATAACAATCTTCATTACTAGTGCTACTTGGTGTATCAGGCCAATTGTCAATCAACAACATGACTAAAGTTTTTGACCTTCTCAAATCGTATTGTGTCTCTAAACTTGTCTGCGAGGGCATCCTGTTTGTGACTGATTACAAATACATTCTCATCACCCAGTGTATTGAGAATCTTTAGGAACTCATCTGTGCCAGTTCCATCCAATGAACTATCAAAGATTTCATCTAGAATGAGCAGATTGGTATTGGTGCTGTTCTTCATCTTTGCAACTGCTCTCCAAGTGAATAGCAGTGCAAGGTCAATACGCATCTTCTCACCTTCACTAAATGAGTCGTATGTAAATTCATCACGATATCGTGACTTGATGTTCTCCTCAAAATTCTCATTCAGTGTGAAATTAATATAGAACTCCATAGATGTAAGGTAGGTGTTAATCAACTTATTCATAATAGGAAGATACTGCTTGATAATTTTAGTTTTGATGCCAGTATCTTGAAGCATATTTCTGGATGCTTCGGCATAAGTTTTATCTTCTCGCAACTTAGATTTCAAATCATCAAGAGTTATAATCTCTTCTTTCAGTTTTTTCAAATCAGTGTGATCTGTATTCTCAACATGTCCATTTTCTAAATGGTCTACCTCTGATTGCAATGTTGCATTGAATTTTTGTAACTGAGACATAGAACTATTCTCTTTTGCAATCTCAACATTGTTTGATTGTATATCCTGATTGACTTCATTGATTATAGCAATATTTGCTTTAGTTGCATTCAATTCATCTTTAAGGTCATTCATTCCTTTAGACAACTTATCGGCTTCAGTTTTCTTTTTATCAACTATATCAGACTTGAAAATCTCATCAATGTGTTGTTGACAAGTAGGGCAATCCTCATTAGATTCAAAGAATCCAACAAGTCTACTGTGTGCCCTATGTTTTTCTTTCAGTTGGGATTGAATGTCCTTTAACTTAGTGAACTTCTCTTCAACCTTTGAGGAATCAGATATCTTCTCATGCATAACCGCAATATCATCTTGAAGGTCAGCAATCCTTCTTTTCTTTTTAAAAACTTCTTCTTCATTACCAGAAATTAAAGTTGTTTTTTCAACCAAAAGTTTTCTTTTGTTTTCTTGTAAGTCCTCAATATATTTTTCTTTCAGAGAAATCTTTTCTGAAGTTAGTTCAGCCTTGTAACGAATGTCCTTCATACTATCATCAATTGTTTTTAGTTTCTGCTTGAGTATCATATTCATCAAAGAAAAGATTTGAATATCCAAAATCTCCTCAACAACATCTCTACGATGCCGTGCCTTCAATTGCATGAAAGGAACAAATGTAGATGAACCAAGAATAACAACCTGTGTGAAACTACGATAGTTTAGTTTTAGGATTTGTTGTTCAAGATACTTCTGGTAATCTCTGGAATTTGCATCCTGATTATACATCTTACCATTAATATAAATCTCAAACACATTTGGTTTGATGCCACGAACAACTTTTACTTTCTTCCCACCAACCTTAAACTCCACCTCAACAATGCATCCACTAGCATTCACTGTATTGAGAAGTTGTGGCTTGTTGATGTTACGAAAAGGTTTACCAAACAACCCAAAGCATAGTGCGTCAAGCACAGTAGATTTCCCTGCGCCGTTCTCACCAATAATCAGTGTAGTTGATTGTTTGTTTAGTTGTATTTCGGTAAAATTATTTCCAGTTGATAAAAAGTTCTTCCACCTAACGCATTCAAAAGTGATCAAATTTCTAAATCCTGTGCTTCAGTATATAAAGTTCTCATTGTATTCTTCAGTCTATCTTTACTTAGGTCTACGGGCAACTCGTCAATATATTTTTCCAGCAATGTCATCGTATCTTCTGAGTTCTCAACAATATCATCAGATACATTACTTGCATCCATCTCTGAAAAGTCTTCAACGATCTTAACATCATGACAGTCTGCGGCCAAGAGCTTATCTACAAATCTATCGAATTGGAACAAATCTTTCTTATTGACTACCACCAGTTTCACATACTTATTCTTGTAGGCCGACATATCATGATTGTCATCGAATGCTGACACTGTATCATCATAGTAAATCTTGGAAAAGATATTGTATGGATTTACAATGCGTTCAAGTTCTCTTGTCTCTGTATCAAATATATGAAACCCTTTTGGGTCTTCCCAATCATTCCAGTAAATTTCATATGGTGTGCCGAGATAATATACTTGTCCATCATCTGACTTATGATGATAATGTCCACTCATAACTGTATCAAACTTTCTAAATTCTTGTTTGTCCCAGCCATGATCCATATACATACCCTTCTGCATTTCAAAGCCATTCAACTCCAAATGACCCATACAGATTTGAGCAGAGGTTTCATCAATCATACCCATAGAATGAATATAGTTTTGACTATTAATCCAAGGCATGAAAAGAATTTTACACCCATCAAACTCTACCTCTTGTGCTTCTGGATATACCTTAATGTTACGAAATTTACCGTCTACAAGCTCCTGTAGTGAGTTCACATCGTTGGTGTTCTTATAAAAGGTGTCATGGTTCCCAACTAACATGTGTAAATTAACCTTCATCTGACTGAATGGTAATATGAATCTTTCACGAAAATCTTTCGCAGTCTTATACGAAACAAATTTCCTACGGTCCATAACATCGCCTAAATGAATACAAGTTTTTATATTGTGCTGGTGTAAATATGGAAAGAACACACCCTCATAGAATTTATAAAAATATTCATTAAAATTTGCGTTGTCATTTCTTGCCCCAAAATGGGTATCAGTAATTAGTGCAATTTTCAAGAATCTTTCTCCCATATCTTTATTTGTTCTGGATCGAAATACTTACTTGTCTTTTTTCCAAAGAATAAAGAGGTCACCGTTGTCCCTTTACCTTTGTTTTTGCCGGGGAAATCCATACAGAAATATTTACCCAACATAAAATTATACGCATCTAAGTTCCATGTGCCATTATCGAGAATGACTTGGCTGTTACTTTTTTGATGTTTCTCCACAAACTTACAAAATAATTCTCTTGACAAAACCTTTGGATTATTATCTACAATAATAAAATCACTAGTGCTGACTCTATGTTTAAATAAATCATCATCAAATATAGTTGTGGGATTATATAAAACCAAATCTACATTTTCAGCTACATCCATAGATGCCCATTGTGGATCATTCTCATAACTATACACTGATTTAAAATGATTTGACCAAAAAGCAGTTGATCTCCCAGAACCAATTTCAAGAAGTGTTTTTTCTTTCAGGTCTTTAAAGTTGAGTAGAAAGAAGTTCATAAAAGTAAAAGTTAAATTAGGATACGGACTTTCCATCACTATCCTCCATAAAAATTTCTAACCCTTTTTTCTTTGCTGGTTCTTTTTTCTTTGGTTTATAAACATCTTCTTCCGGTAAAAACAATTTTGTATCAATCCCTTCAACATAATAAGAAGAATCATCTCCTTCCATTGTAGTAAATGAATCGTATGCATCTCGCTCAATCATTTTGTTTCTTACATGACTTTGCTTTTTCTCTTTCGCAATTCGTCTAAGAAAAGCGTAATAGATTATTTGTGTAAAGTACGCAAAAGGATTATTAGATTTTTCTGGATTAAAGTTTTTAACATATTGCAAACAGTTTTCAATACCATCAGAAATCATATCTTCTCTGTATGTATAATTAATAAAGTTTGGTTTGTAAGATAGGTGAGTAGCAATTTTTAGAAAACACTCACCAATATAATCTGTAACAGGTGGCGTTTGGATTTCATTCTTTTCAGCAAGGTCATATCCTTCACGCCATTCAATCATTGCTCGTAGAAATTCTTTATTATCGACATAATGAATACTTTTTTTCTTTGCCATTTAAACTCCTTCCAATTATCATTATACTAATAATACACTAATAGAATATAATTGTCAAGACCCATAAGGGGACTTGACAAAGGGTCAAAATTTGTCTATTATTACTATGTGGAGTCTTCAATGAATGAGTTTAGAATCTACTTTAGCTTCTCTTAGAAGGTCATCATATACCTCTTCATCCATATCTTCTTCTGGAATTAGGTTATTACTACCGTCCCAATCAGCATCAATTCTAAGCATCACATATTCATAATACTTTGATAATCCTACGGAGGCATCAGCTATCAAGATACACTGACTCTTATCTATATTGAAATACTTTTGGTCTGTAAAATGATGCATCCAAGGCGTCAGGTTCAAAGTTTCCCCCACTTCACCTATTCGGTTCTGTATTGGAACAACATCCATTTTTAATGGATTCATAATGTCGTACATCATATCATCGTGAGCGTTTAGTTCACACACAATCATTTCGCCGTTAGACAATTTCAAAACTTTATAAGAATCTAAATTCATTTTAAGTTTATCCTTTTAATTTCATAATCAAATTGTTGGTCATCATATATATTTATACGTTCTTTAAAATGTCTCAAAGTGAAATTGAGTTTAGAATCGAGGGAGAGATCGTCGGCGATATCGTATAGCCGTAACGTCTTGTCACCCCCTTGTTGCCGCAAACCCCGCCCCAGTGACTGAAGCACCCTGATTTTGCTTTTTGAGGGGCTTGAGAACACGATGTTGTGAATGTTACGAATGTTAATACCAGTGCTAAAAGTCCCATAGCTCGCAACAATGATGGCATCTTTTTCATTTTCTACAATCTCCCGTATTTCTTCTCTGGTGTCTGTATTGACACCACCGTATACAAAGAAAACCTTTCTGTCTTTATATTTATCTTTAATTAAATTATAAAGAGGTTCACCATGCTTCTCTACGAATTGGAAAAGGCAGAGAGTGTTACCATTGCAATAACCCACAAGGTTGCATAGAAAAATATTCCTTTCAACCTTAGTGACGATGTATTCCAATTCTGCCGCATACTCAAAGTCCTTTACTATTTGTCTATCCTCATCAGGATATTTTAAAATTATACATTTAATTTTTAAGTCTGCTAAAGTTTTATTGTCAATTAATTCTTTAGTGGTTATTACATATCTTACTTTACCAAATAACCCTTCCAATACTAATCTGTGTGTCTGTGTATCATCAAGAGTCCCTGTTAATCCAAAACGATATTTGCAAGTGTCGAGTTTTGTCATAATACCTGTAAGTGACTTTGCTTTAAACAAGTGTGCTTCATCACCAAACACTGCACCAAACTGTCTAAAATATTGTCTAGGCATTCTGTGAATAGATTGCCAAGTGGATATTACAACATCCTTTGTTACTTTTTTATCATGACCTTGATATATTTTTTGACAGTATGTTTCAGAACTCCACCCATAATCTTCAAAGTCTTTATACATCTGTTCGACAAGCGAAGTTGTTGGAACCAAAATTAAAGTTTTTAGTTCCATCATCTGGTAGTAACGAATGAGACAGTATATTATTAGTGACTTGCCGGAAGCAGTAGGAGAAATAAGCAAAGAACGATTTGTGGCAATAGCATGGGCAATGGCATCAATTTGATAATCTCGTACTTCAATCCGTTTTCCATCAAGGGTTGGTCTAAGCCCTCGTATAAATCCTTGCACCACACTTCCGGCCACTGTGCGTTCACTTCTAACTCCGGTTTCCAGTTCATAATTTCCACCATTATTTTTAAGGTACTCTTCTATATAGGGGAGAAGTCCAACATATATCTCACCTGTGACAATATTGTACAATCTGATTTTTCCATCCCACATCTTGCTTCTGTATGCAGGCATGTATTTGAAACCGGGAACTTCAAAGGTAAAAAAATCATTGAGTTCAGCAGCTACGGATGGTTCAACATCAGACAAGCTTAGATATACTTCGCTCTTTTTAGATATTAGCATTTTGGAAAGTTCCGACTTCCCCATACTCACCCCTAACAATAATATTCCAAGATACACTAATTCTGTCTACAGGAGTTGGAGGAACCCAATGTTG